AAACGATTCTGTCTCGGCATCTTTTTTGTGCCATTTCGAGAAACGCTTCTTCTTAGGTATACTATTTAGTAAATAAGAAAATTGCCAATCGTTCGGGATACCACCACGCTGATTAAGTTCATTAGCATGGAGCACCGTATCGGGGAAATAAGACAAGCCACGATTGACGATGAAAGGAGAGTAATCCTTGTTCGCCAATGGGTCTTCTGCGAAAAGATCCTTCTTAGTTAAGTTAATTGCATTGAGGAAGTCAAATGGATTCATATCCCTGTACCCATCCCTCTGCGAACAAGTCCGCATCGTCTTCTCTAGGGAACGTCTTGAATCCGTTAAAATCATCTACAGAATCAAACACAAGAACGCCCCAGTCACCACTGGCTGTTCTGTATACTCTAGCGTTACGTGTACCGTGTTGGTACTCACTTAAAATTGGTGTCATGATAAAAATCCTAATTCAGCGAGAGTCTTCTCGGAGCAAGCAAAACGCTTTCCAGGGAATCTCTCTTTAAGCACGGCTTCGACTTCTTCTCTGTTCTTTCCTTGAGCCATGAAGGTCATGTCGTCACGGCTATAAACGTACAGGACGTCACCTTGCTTTTCAATAACGATATGGGTAAGGTCTTCATCGGTTTCTTCTTGAGCCATCTTGCCGACGAATTCTTTTAGAACACGTTCAGCTTGACGCTCTCTGGCTTGCCATCCATAGACAGCGCCCCACAACCATGCTGCCACTACCACCACTACTGCTATCAATACAGTTTCCATATTAGCCTCACTTGAACTTGCAGTTAGCCATAATCTCGGTTAATGCTGCCATGATATTTAGTTCGTGGTCGGCAACGAACGCTGCCTTGTACTGGTAATCTGCAAGAGAGATAACCAGTTGAGGGATACTAGCTTCAACCATATTGGTGGAGGCTGAATCATACAATTCACGGAACAGGCTAGTCGTATCGGCATCGGACTGTTTGGCAACCCACTTACGGACTTCGGTGAAGTTCTTTTCTTTCAGCAACTTAACTAGGTCTTTGAAAGATTCCTGAGACATATTGACTAGGATACCTGAGTCAATCTTACCAGAAACTGAGTAGCGTTGCAACTCACCAAGGATACGACGATAGTCTGGAAAGTGTTTCGTGATTAGTTCAGCTACAACCTTAGGATCAAACTCGACTTCTTCTTGTTTCAAGATGGCAGTTGCACGTTTGAAGAACTGAGCAGCAATGAGTTGCTTGTCCGAGTTTTCAATCTTGAATTCAATCACAGCACAACGGCTGTGGAGTGGTTCGATGATACGATTCTTAAAGTTACAGGTGAAGATGAATCGGCAGTTGTTGCTGAATTCTTCGATGAAGGAACGTAACGCTGGCTGGACTGACTGAGCATTCATATAGTCAGCTTCGTCGATAATAACGACTTTCTTAGAGTCGGTTAGCGAGATTGTTGAAGCGAATCCACGGATGGTAGTTCGCAGAACATCAATGGAACGACCTTCGTCAGATCCGTTGATCATAATATATTCAGCACCGATCTCGTTACACAGTGCTTTAGCTACAGTGGTCTTACCTACACCAGCTGTACCTGAGAACAGGAACGTGGGTAGTTCACCTTGTGCGATATATTCTTTGAAAGTCTTCTTGAGACTCTCTGGCAATACACAGTCGTCAATCTTCTGTGGACGATACTTTTCAACCCACAAGAACTGGTTTTCTTGACTATCAATCATAACAAACTCCAAACATAATAAAAAGGAAAGAGGGGACTAGCCCCTCTCTGATCAGAACTCGAAAGTCGAGTCGGCTTCAACGGCTACGTAGTAGACCAAGTCAGTGTTCGGTGCTTTAAAGCGAGAGATTTTCTTGCTTGAGATTGACACTTGATAATCGCCTGGAAGCATCTTCAAGTTTTCTACTTTCAGGTTAACACGGAAAGTCTTGTCTGATTCGCCAACTGGTTCACTGAAAGAGTTACCAGAAGCATTCTTCTTGTCACCAACGATGGCAGTAACTTTAGTACCATCACCAACGATTGATACATCAGCTGCACGTAGTACTGAAGCAGTCTTATGAATCATGTTCAACATAGACGCTGACAAGTTAAAGTTAATCTCTGCTTCAGGGAATGTAATCGCTTTCTGCGGAGCAACCAGTACAGATGCGTCAGCAGCAAAGAACTTAATCTTCATGTTACCTTGACTGATGGAAACGTACTTGTCTTGGAAGTCCAAGTCTGGATCCTCGAACAAAGACATAGCACCCAAGAACTCATTCAGATCGTAGATCGCAAAGTCTGGGAATGTTTCGGTTGTGGTTGCGTCAGCCATCACGTTCTTTTGAGCACTGATTGTAGCCAACTTATTACCTTGCTTCAACAGCAAATTGCTATTGATACCTGCGAAGTTTTTAATTAGGGCTACGGTTTCTTTACTAAGTTTCATTATTATTTCTCCTATCAAATGAATACATTACTATGTATAAAAGATTATGCCTCAGAATCACTCCCAAGGCAAATTTATTTTACCAATCTGAACTTGGTCCAGAATCAGAACTAGAACTGTAAGAGTCGCTAGAACTAGACGAACTCCAAGAACTGGAAGTGTCCATGCTTGAAGATACAGACTTACGGCTGTCGCTGTCGTCGAATCCCCAAGACGATTCTGTCTTACTCACACCAACACTACGTTCTTCACGTGCAGGTTCAGAACGACTGTTATCATTCCAGTGGTGTACGGTATTGGCAATGATGGCAAGGTTAGCCAAGTCGCTCAATGTATCGGAACTAGATGTAGTTGTCTCGTAGTTACGAATGCTCTGTGTAGTTGATGGAGCATAAGAGGGTTTCGCAGGTTCAGGTGGAGGCGAGGCTTTAGTCGTCTTCACAGGAGTCTCGAGACGAGCACGTGCACGGGCTGCGGATTCACGTTTGACTTGAAGTAAGTGCTCAGCAAGAACTTCTCGACGACGCTCCTCGGCTTCTGCTTTTTCACGATGGTATTTAATCATCTTCGAGAGAAAGAACCAGAAAAATCCAATCAGTGCAAGAACTGCAGCAATAGCAAAGATGTCTTCCATCTTAATCTCCAATCTTATCGAATGCTTCTGCTACCTTATCCGCTGCCTTCTCGGCAACAACAGGAACTGCTTCGGCAGTCTTAACAGTCAGGTCAATGGCTTTCGCAGTTAGAGTCAGAGGTGACGCCACCACCTCTGCTGCGACGTCAGTAATGAAGTCGAACATACCCATATTACTTACCTACGTTCAACACGGGAGACTGACCACCCAACACCAGAGTACCACCTTTGAACTGGGCGATAGCTTGGGCTTGAATCTTAGCAGCTTCAGCATTCATCATACGAGTCTGAGCATCCATGTATTGAATAGCGCCAGTGTTTTGAGCTAAGGCTTGAATACGTTTAGCTTCAAGTTCAGCAGTGCGAACTTCGGCTTCTTTCTGTTTGGTTTCGTTCTTGGCACGAACCAATGCGTTTGCTGATTCAACAACGGTGTCAGCAGGGATCACGTTACGAATCAGAACCTGTGTAATGTTAATCACACCACCAAGATTTTCAGAAGCCAGAGTAGCAGTAACTGTGTCGCGAACTTCAGCCTCCATAACTGAACGCTGGTCACCCATGTTCAACGCTTCATGCTTTCGAGCAGCTTTGTACACAGCGTTACGTGTAGCATTGAAGATGTAGTTATACATCAGGTATGTGTCGCCATTATGAACAGCGTGGAACGACTTGTTCTTTGTGTTGTAGATCTCGGCGATCTGACTTGGATTGATGTTGTAGATAACAGTCAAGTCAAAGTCTTTCATGGTAGAGTTATCAGCAGCTTGAGGGTTCAAGTCGTCAACCTTTACCGCAACTTCTTTCACTGGGAATGTCAACACATCACCAACAAGAGTCTGGTTGAAAGAACCTGGAAGCAATTCCTCATTCTTAACTTGCTTGTCGAAGCCAACTCGCAGACCAACTTCACCTGTCTCGATTCGTGTACAGCCAGTAGCCAAAGCCAACAGACCAACGA